CGACAGGAATCTAGCGGACCAGAAGGTTGTGATGGCTCGACATCTCTACCGAATAAGAACCTCGGCTGGAGAATGCTGTGCCCTAGCAACTAATGGACATAACTTAATTGTGAATGTCCATATGATTAGTCCCCTGAAAGACAATGACCTGGTGACTCTGATCCCATCCGAATTCGTGACCCCTATTACCATTAGCTTCAAGCGAAGTGACGTAGTGAGAATAGGCGATTCTGATATAGCAATATGGAAGAATATAGCACGCCTACCTCCCGCTCCTCGTTTCTCTAAGTACTTTGTGTCTAACAAAGACTTGGCTCATTTCGTCCATTTCGATGGACTGATTTACTCAAGAGGCTCAGATGGTTGTATCCATGAATTTCATGGATCCATCTCTGCCATTAGAGAGACTAAATGGTATGGATCACCGTATGCGGTTAGATCGAATGGACAGCTTAAGAGAAGAGAAATCTTCTTGGAAGGCTGGACCTCTGACATCAGTACTGAAGTTGGGACGTGTGGTTCTATATGGTTTGCCAAAGGTAACCAACAACGTAAAGCCGTTGGCATCCATATAGCTGGATTCAGTTCCCAGAAATCCGGAGCTTTCGCTGCTCTTCTTACGCAAGAAGACATTGAGCAAAGCCTGGATTGGGATATTGATACCACATGTGCCGAGCTAGAAATGCAATCAATGTGTGTGTCTGACCGTGTTAATAGCATAGTCGGATATGGATATGAAGTGTATGGTGCCTGCGCCCCGCAAGACGCTTCTTTCGCTCCCGGAAGAACGCAGATAGAAAAGGCAAAGACACATGGCTTGGTAGCCCCTCCTGTCACAGAACCCGCGATACTTACACCGAAGGATTCCCGAAACCCGACTAAGACATCCCCGTTCCGTAATGCGCTCAAGAAGTATGAGTCCAGGACAGTTCCTTTTCCCAGCTCCTCACGCAGAATAGTGACGGAATTAGTAGAATACCGTCTCCGTAAAGCGTTGGGCAAGTGCCAGGTGCACGAACTCACTATGGAGGAAGTTGTGAATGGCTTACCCATGGCTGGGTATGCCGGATTAGAAATGGATTCATCCCCTGGCTTCCGATGGAAAAAGAAGCGTCCTGCAGGTGTTGAAGGCAAAGCTTTTCTCTTTGATGAGAGGATTGTGGAAGCTGGATTCACCTACAGAGTAGGGGAAGATGGGCCCGAAGAACCAGTTCCTGGTTGGCCTGACTGCAAGAAATTGTGGTCAATGAAGCCGGAACTGGATTTGAGAGTCTGGGAAGATCTCCAGGCACTCAAAAGAGGAGAACGACCATTCTTCCTCTGGGAACATCAGCTCAAAGATGAGCGCCGTCCTATTAAGAAAATTAAGGACGTAAATACTCGAATTTTCACGATGGCCCAAGTCAACGCTACTGTGGTAGCCCGAGCACTGACGATGAATTTTACCGCAAGGTTTTATGAGTCGGTTGCGCAAGGCTTTTCTGCTGTTGGGATTGATACGCATGGACCGCTGTGGGCTAAACTGCAGCGCGATTTGCTGAATGTATCCAACAAAGGATGTGACGGTGACTTTGGGAAGTTTGATGGAACCCTTGACCCGGACCTGATAA